GTTATTCCATCATATTTCAATTGAATAACTTCACCTATTTCTATTGGTTGATAATATGTATCAAATTCATAGTAAATTGTCTTATGGTTTAAACTTGTTAAATACTGTTTTGCTTTGGCTTTTAAGTTCTTTACATAAGGCTTCTTACAATTGGAGATATTGTAATAAACAGTTGTCCACTTTCCTGTATTTTGATAACTGCGCGCCTCCTTCGCTGCAAGTGCGGCCTTGCCAATATATTGAGTTGTCTTCTTACCTGTTTGACTTTCATAAACACAAACAACTCTATTGGGAATTTCCTTTATAGAATTAGAAATATCAATTCCAGGTTTTACCACACTTTTAGCGTTCGCAGTTACATAGTGTGAAATGTTCTTCTTCTTATTTGATGGGCTTAAATATTTCTGAAGAACAGTTTGCCCATGAGGATTAACAGTTATCTCTCCACCTACGTAATCTGCGATATACTGCAATATACTCATAGGAGTTACACCAACATCAAATACGTGTTGTTTGGAAATTTTCTTATCAACAATTCCATTAATTAATGGGAAGCCGCCAAGAGCTGAGAATACATTTTTAAAACAAGTAGAAGCAAGTTTGTTCTTGGATAAAGTCCACTTCTGAACTGTCACATCATCAATATGGCGCGCGAGTAAAGAACGTAACTGAACAGTACCTCTATACATTCCATTCTCATAGTGCAAATCCGCAGTAAAATAGAAAGTACCAATCTTTATCTTTTGCGTTTCTCCATTGAGTGAAGGAGTATACCAAATTCTTATCAAATACTCTTCCTCACTCATGGAGCTTTTTGCATTAATTACTTGAAGTTCTCCACTCACTTTTAAATCAGAGTAGTAAGAGTAGTTGATTGTCCCGCCTATAACGAGACAATCAAGACTACCAAGAGAAGTATTCAAATCCTTTGGACTTATCTTCTCAAAATAAAAACTATCAATTCTTCCTGATTCGTTCCAACTCCATGCCATTACACTACCTCCAACATATCAACTTTCAGAGCAAATAAGTCTTTCTTATCGTGACTAATATTTACTCCCGTAAGTCCAACCTTGTACATATCGCCTTGGCTTGTGCGGAAGTAGTACACACCTTGGTTATTTCTTACTGTATCCCATGCAGATTTGCGGCTGTAGCTGCCTCCATAGCAGTTATCCTTATCTACAATTGTTGCAGTAAAACCAATTGTGTTTGTGGTTCCTTGTCCATAGAAAATTACATTGCTATCTCTTCCATATGGTAAGGCAGTTTCAAATTGCGGCGCCGCGCTAATCTCATAAGACACATCACCCCAAGCAACACCACAAGTTGTAAGAGAATCAATTTTATTAAATCTATATCCCTTTGCGGAAAGTGTGAAGGTTTGTGTTGGTTCTGAATCTTTATAATCAAGCTCATCTTCCTCTTTTACATTGAGAGTTAAAGGAATTCCAATTGGAGGATAGAAGTAAAAGGTTGATGTACCACCAACTTCAAGATTCTTTGTAACAGATACTGCGGCAGCGCCATAACTTTTTCCGTTATAGGTATAAGATACATTACATCCCACATCTGCAAGAGTAATACTTCCATTATTAGTAGCAGTAACAGTTAACAAACCTCTATCTTCATCCCAAGTATGATTTACTGCCATAGATATATCCCTTCTTGGTTCTATGACAGTTCCAGAAGCCAATGCAGTTGGCGCGCCATCTCCTGTAACAAAATTCACACCAAGAGTTAAAGTTTCTCCAACCTCAACCTTTCTCTTTAATCTATTCATTCCAATAAGAACTTGGCCACCTTGATAACCTGTGCGCGGAGTTGGAGTAGTTTCACTAGTTAGATAGGCCGCATCTACACCTGAAGTAAAAGCTTTTCTCAAAAGTTCTCTACCTTGTGAATCTTTAATTGAGTTGACTTTAACACTTGCGGTTCTATCCCAAATATAGTTGAACTTAACTTTAATTCCTCCATCACTTGCAGTTATAATTGTTTCATCTACTACTGCGGCGCGCTTATAAACACTTAATGTTTGAGTAGTCCAATTACCATGTTTAGCTTTTGCCTTATTAATAGTTCTAATTCTAAATTGAAACTCTCTCGCATCATAAGTAGTAGGTATTTGGTAGTTGTTCATAGTAAAGAAGGTTTGATATGTTCCCTTCTTATTAACTCCTTTATTTGCTTTTAACCATTTATTCACAGGTTTTGTTGCTTCAGTAGTTTCAATTGGAATTCCGGAAATTGCAACTGCGTTCTTCCAAGCACTCCAATTAGTCCACTGCGCGCCTACGCTTTTAGAGTTCGTGTTAGTATATCTTGAACGTTGTCTATATTGTATTTGGAATGGATAAGTTTTAGAGTTCTGTTTAAACCCAACATAACGTGTAAACTTTCCATTCTCACCTGTATATATCTTAGTTGCCATATTCGCGCCCGCAGAGGTACAAAATGCAATCTTAGATACCACAGGTAGTTTACTATTTAAAGTTGTCTTTGTAGCTTGTGCCATTACATCATCCCCTTGCGAGCCATTGAAGTAAGCAAATCTTTAAACTTACCTTCAATTTGCTTATCATCATTAATCTTAGCTCCATTAATATAAACGTTATAAGTTGTATCTTCTGAAGTGCGCATTGTTGCTCCATTCGCTCCCGCGCCATCTGCATAAGCAAGTGCGGCAGTAGCATTGAACTTAGTACCTTGGATAGTATCAGCAATTCCACCTAATCTATCTCTTAAAGCGGGCATAGATTTATCTAATCCATCCATTAAGCCTTGCATAATCCATCCACCATTTTCTACAAGTAAGTTCAAATCGTACTTCTTCGGTCCTTTATGCTCTTTAATCCATTTGCCCATTCCTGAGACTTTAGTTTTAATAGCTTCCCACTTCTCATTAATTCCACTAAGTAAACCACTCATAATTGATTGTCCCGCGCCTACTAATAGTGAACCTAAGTTACCAACTGCGCTCTTGATTTTTCCACCTAATCCTTTAAAGAATCCAATCACTCTATTGATAAGTGAAGGTATCTTACCAAAAGCGCTTGAAATGGAACTAACCATTCCCGCTACAACATTCTTTACAGCCCCAACTGCATTGCTAATTCCATTCTTCATGGCAGTAAATCTGCTTCTTACTGAGTTAACCGCAGAAGCAACTAATGCCTTCATTTTACTTAGCGGCGCGCCTAATGTACTTATCGCGGCAGCTATTCCTTTTACAAGGCTCATCATTACAGAGCCTCCCGCTTTAAATATCTGTCCCGCACCTTCATTCAATCCACTAATAAAAGCACTAATAATCTGAGGAACCGCAGCCACAATTGCAGCTATAATTGCGGGTAAGTTCTGTACAAGTGCGGTAAACAATGTAATACCCGCTTGTACAATAGCGGGAATTAATCGTGGTATCGCAGCCACAATTGCATTGATTATCTGCGGGAGTGCCGCCACAAGCTCATTTATCACCTCAGGGAGCGCTTTAACTAATCCATTGAATAATTCGATTCCCGCATCAATAAACTGCGGCAGAGAGCTTGTTATGGCTCCAATCACTCCCCTCAAAAGATTAGGTATCGCTTTACCAATCTGTAGAATTAAGTTGGAGATTATTGGGAGAATTTTAGGGAGTAACTGTCCAATCTTATCTGTGAGCTGCGGCAGTACATCACCAATAGAATCAGTAATTCTTGAAATCACAGGAATTACGTTATCCGCAACGTTCATAGCAGAGTCAACCAAATTATCAACCAATTGAGTTAAGTTCGCATTTGGGTCTGCTAATCCCGCAAGAAAGTTTTGATATGCGGCCTTGGTTGCGTTGATAGAACCACTTATAGTTTTCGTTGCCTCTTTTGCAGTGGTTCCCGCAATGTTTTGTTCTTCTTGGATTGCATGGATTGCGTTATAAACATCATTTAAGTTGCTTATATCGTACTTCTGTCCTGTGAGCTTACCCGCATCTGCAAGTAAGCGCTCCATTTCTTCCTTAGTTCCTCCATATCCAAGCTTTAAATTATCAAGTAGTTGATATTGGCCTCGCGCAAAACCTTGATAAGCATTCGTTATTGATTCCATATCAGTACCAAATACGTTTGCATTATCAGCCATATCGCGCATAGCCATATCTGCTACTTTTGCGGCGGCTTTGGTATCGCCTCCCATTGAAGAGATTAAAGAAGCAGAGAAACTTGTAACATTCTCCATGTACTTATTGGCGCTAATACCTACTGTAGCAAAGGCCGCATCTGCATTCTTAACTACATCCTTGGCCGCATCATCACCAAATAGCTTCTCTACACCTCCTCTAAGTTGTTCTGTATCTGAATATGCACTTAGCGCGCCTTTGGTAATAACTCCAAAAGCGGCAGTAGCTGCGGCGCCCGCTGCAACAAAGGCAGTACCCATAACCTTGCCCGCTTTTACTAAACCACCTTTTAACTTCGCGCCAAGTCCATCAGCTTTAGAACTTGAAGTATCTAAGTCTTCCTTAAATTTATCTGCACCATCTAATTTTATGTGCGCTTGAAGGGTTCCTAAATCTAACATTAAAAGAACCTCCTATCTATCTTTTCATGTTGTTAAATTTTTTAATAGCATTATAATCAGGCTCTGTTTGTTGGAGTCTCCAACAGTCAGCTAAGTATTCCCTTCCTTCTTCTGTTTCTTTTAGTTTTAAACATATAGCATCGCGCAATAGAGTATTAAATGTAAGTACATCCAATTCCATTGCCTTATCTATAGGTATTCCAAACTTTTCATAGACGATATTGTATGAAGATAAGCCAACAGAGAAATACGGATTCCCCGCATTTTCGTCTATTACTTCTGTTGGCTTTGAGGGAAATTTACTTTAGCCTCCACATCTTGATTCCAAAAGCCAAAGTAATCTTCAATTACATAGCCAATAACACTGAAATCATATTCCTCTGCAAGCTGCGCCGCATCGTATGTTTTCCCTTCCATGTTGCGGTTAAGGATGCGCGCGAACAGTTGCGATAAAGCTTCTAATGTTTCAACTTGTTTGTTGTTATTAGCTAATCCTTGAAGTACCAAAGTAAATTGAACCATCGCTTGTGTTGGTCTTTTTAAATGAAGTTCAGTACCATCAAGCAAACGAAGTTCATATAAATCTGCATTGTTCATTAAGGTTAAATCTAACATTGCTATCTCCTTATCATATAAGTCAAAAAATAAATAGTGCGGCGGCTTTAATGCGCGCGCCGCACCACTTAATCACTTAATTATTCAGTAGCTCCACTCTTAATCTCTGCAAGAACACCATTGCTATCCATTGCAGAACAAGTGAATGTAGGTTCAAGAGTAACTGCATCATCTGCACTAAAGGATAATTCAAATCCATCAGTGTTCTTTCCAACGATGGTAACTCTTAAATCTTCTGTCTTATGCTTAAATCTAACAACGTATTTCTTGTTGTTATCATTGCTAACACCACCAATCTTTACAGTAGTTACTCCATTGGTAGTAGTAGAACTTGCAGTAGGACAAATCTTAACAATTTCCTCTGCTTTACCCATAAAAGCACCACATTGGAAAGTAGCATTATCTGTACTCAGAAAGCTCTCTTTAATCTGTCCGTTGTCATCATTAATTTCCGTAAACTCAGTTTCATAAGAGAGAGTAGCGCCTCCTTTGGTATAACCAAACTGATTAGCCGCAACCTCAATAACTGCGTCAGTAGGAATTGTGTTACCTGTATATTCAACAACGTAGATATATCCTGAGCCTAAAGTAACTTTATTTGTTGCCATTATCTATACCTCGCTTAGCTTTGTGTTTGTATATCGTAATAAGTTAATATTTGCGGCAATCCTGTATTTTCGTCTTCCAAGGTGCCGCCGCCATTTACTTCTATTCGCAGCGTTCCATAATCAGCCATATCTCCTAAAGAAACAAGTGCGTCTGCAATTTCCTCATCAAGTTCAATGGCTTCTGCAAGGTTTTCTGCGGTTATGCGAATCTGAAATCTCCAAGATTCAATAACCGCATTATCACCTTGCCGATATGCTGTGAAAGAAATACATGGAAGACTTTCTATATTTGAACTGCTAAAGGGACGTGGCTCAATTCCTGTGCGCGCCTCAATAGCAGAGAGTAAATTTGTAATCGCATTCATTAGAACATCCCCTCGAAGCATTCTCTTATTTTACTTGTGTTCTGTTGTAATGCAGGCTCTAAATAAGGTTGTGCGCGCTGCCCTACGGTAGTTACCCATTCACCACCATAGATTTGATAACTCCATGGTGTATCGCGTCCATTTCCTTTAGTTGAGTAGATTCCTGTGCCTACTTCTACATAAGGCGCATATTCTAAGTTGGAGAAAATTACACCTTCTGTTCCATCTTCAGCCACTTCAAAATCAATTGAACGTTGTAGTTGTCCTGTACCATGCGGCGCGTTGTTTATCGCATCGTTTCTTACTACCGCGCAAGCATCAGCCATAGCCTTATATAAGTATTTCTTTTCTAATTCGTTTGATAGTTTTTCAAGGTTCTTACTAACTTCATTATTTGCCATTTGTAATTTCCTTTAAGTAAATTACTTGTTCGGTTCTATGCGGCATTGTAGAAGTAACAACATATCTTCCATCTACTCTCCAGTTCTTATCAATTCTTAAATCATCTGTGTAACCCACAAGAGTTGCTGTGTAGGTGTTTAAATCGTTGTTACTCATCAATGTTCTGTCTTGAACCACTATGTAAATCTTGGCCGTCCCTTGAGGAACATAAGTTATCTTTCCATAGTTATATTTATCTTTAACCTCTTGCGGACTATCAACCGCGTATTCTTGCTTCCTACTCTCAAACATAAAATCACCTCTCTTAAAGAACCTTAATTCTCTTATGCTTTTTAAGGCGCTTATATACATTAGGTGTATAGTCTTGTTCATAGGAAAGTGAAGAGCCTCCAGAACTTTCACTTGTTAAACCTTCTGCGCGCAGCCTATTCAAATCTTGTTTGCACATATCAAGAACAACTGATTCAAGCGCAGTTGGTATTTCCTCAAGGTTGCAGTAATCAAGAACGTATGATTGCGCCTGTTCCACTACAAGCGCAACCACACTATCATCAACTGAGGGATATAGAAGTTTTAATTTATCTTCCATAGCTGCCCTCCTTTATCAATTAAGAAACTGTGTAATAAGTTTTAGCTACATTTACAGTTGTATCAGCTGATAAGAAGTAAAGGCCAGTAGAACCTACTTCAAACCATCCTTCTGTCTTAGGATTCTTTGCACTATAGCCAGAACCTTCTTTATCTACAGCTGCATAAGTGTTATCTAAATCAATAATTGCACTTCTTGTATCATCAGTAAGAGCAATAACACCATGTCTTTCGTAAACAACAGTATTATCTTTGCTCTCAATATCTCTATCCTGTTCTACGGAACCTTCTTTCTTAACAAAGAAAGTAATAGCATTTTTCTCAGTTACATATACTGTGTCAGCTGGAACAAGGTTAGAGAATACGCAAGGAATACCAGCAATAGTTCCGAATTGGCCACTATACAGAATCTCACCTTGCTTAGAAGCTTCAAATAGTGCATCCTTTCTAACTAATGCTCTTGCATTTGCGCCCATAATAATGAATAAGTCTGTAATATCCATTTCTGCAGCCTTTGGAAGAGCAGCAGCAGCATCAACAACAGCTTCATAAATAGAAGTGTAACTATCTGCATCAAAATGGTTAGCAATCTTTGCAAGTTCTGCAAAGTATTCACTTCTAATTTCATTAGCCATTGTCTTACCCGCGCCATCAGAGAGAACGTTCACGATGTTAGGGTCTGCCATAACATCCATATCGTTGTATTCATAAGTCTGTTGATATCTCTCAACAGTGTAATCATTATAGGCAAGAGCAACTGCGCCCTTTGCGGCTGCGCTATTCTTTGCGCCTTTTTCAAGCTTTTCTACAGTTGCGGAATAGGTATATTTATAAATTCTCTTGGAAAGTCCAGCGGCAGTAGCTAAACTTGTATCAACCGTGAACAGAGAACGTGTATCTAAATAAGAATTAACAATATCAGTAATCTTTGCTTCGACTACTTGATTAGGAATTAACTGTAATGCCATTTGTTCACCTCATATGTTATTTAGATGTAAGCTGTTTATAGAGTTCAGGGTTGCTTTGGAAAAGCGCTGCTTGCTCTGTCAGCTTCATCCTATTAAAATCTTCTTTTGAAATTGGTTTATCTGTAGGTAAATTTTTCTTAGGTGTGGAAGTTGCTAAACGCTTTTCAACTTCTGCCTTAACTGAAGCCTTAAACTCTGCTTCTATAACGTTAATATTCTCCATCATTGTTTCTGCGTCTTCAGCTACAACAAAGTCTACAAGCTTGGTTGATATGCCCTTGTCTGCAAGAACACTTGCGGCCTGTGCTTTATTTTCTGCAAGTGCTAAAGCTCTTTCCTTTTCCATAATTGCTTTTTCTCTTGAGTCAAGTTCATATTCATAGCGTTGCTGTTCGTTCATCTGAGCTAACTTCTCTGCTTCTTTAACGCGCGCGTCTGCTTTTTTCTGTGCAGATTTCATTGCTTGAGTTACTCTTTTATCTACTTCGCTTTGAAGAGCCTTATCAAACTCTTCTTGAGTATAGGTCTTTTCTACTTGTTCGTTAGTCTCTTGAACATCTACATTCATATCTTTATTATCTTCCATCTGATTCCTCCTTGGAGTTATGGCGCATAACCATCCCTCCCTTATCTCTTTGTAGTTGTTACGCAAGATAACCCCTACTTTGTTCTATATATATGTGACTTTTTTAATGGGAGTCTTAATAAAATTCGCACCTTATTTTCTTTCTAATTGTCTAATTTCTTGCATCCATCTATCACCTGTACCATTACCTTTCAAGCTATGGTAAACGCTATAGACTTCTTCTACGTGTTCTAATTCGTCTTCTTCTATGTAATTGGCGGCCATTGCGTCTCTGTGAGCTGTTCTTATTGCCTCGCGCATCAAAACCTTGTTGGCCTCGCGCATCAAGTAATATTCCTTTCGCCTTTCTCCTATGTGGTATCTATCCATAATCCAACAGATACCTTGATAAACCGTCCATAGAGTTGCGGCGCTTAAAACAATTGTGGTTCCTGTGAGTTCAAATATCATGGCTTAACCTCCAATAGAAAAGAGCATTCGCAATTGGGATGCCGCGGTATTAACGATTTAAGTTCATCGAGAGTATAGAGTTGTCCATCTAATTCGCCGCAATCATCACAAGGGTCTGTAGCCTTAAAGCGGCCATGAGTGAATCCCATTTCCTTGTATTTGTCTACTTGTCCCATGATTTGTGCATGAGCTGTTTCTGTGCGCACAATGCGATAAGCCGCAACTTCATCAACCCCAAGGCGCGCCACTACACCTTGTGCGATTTGATACGCACTCTTTCCGCGCATTATCAAATCCCCAAGAGTTTTAGATAAGTCTTGAGTTAGTTTTTCTTTGTTCTTCCAAATCCTATCTGAGAAGCCTAACCCATCAACGCACCAACTTTGGTTTACAATTTCTTTTGTGGTAATTGCGGAAGGAACAACGAACTGCGAAGAAACAATTGATTTAGGCACATTATCACCAACCATTCTCTTCGCATCTTCATAGGCTTTGATAAGTGCGCGCTCAGTAACCTTAACTTGTTTTCCACCAATCTTTTCAGCACAAGAATTGAAGTAGTTTAAAAGAAGATGGATTCGATTAGTGCGGTATAGGTCATTGATATAGAATTTACCTTCAGCACTATCTGCTTCCATTTTCGCGAATACATCTAATAGTTCGTTATAGAGCAGCTTAGATTGTTCTGCGTATATGGCGCGAAGTGCTTTGTTGGTATCTTTAACTGTGCGCTCCAACTCCATCTTCCTCTCATGTTCAATTCTGTTCTGCCAATAGGTATTACTCATTACTCAGCCTCATTGAAGTTATATAGTTGTGCCAAAGAACTATTCTGCGCACCAATCTTCTCTACTTCCGCATTCACATCACCAACAAAAGGAATCTGTGCAATCAACGTTTCATCACTTACAAGGCCGCGCAGCTTATTGATAGTTTCAGCAACATCTGCTACATTCTGTGGTAAGTTGTGAGTAAACGTAACCTCAATATCAAAGGCTTCCATATCGACTAAGGTAAATACATTGTTGAGTAACTTGATACGTTGCTGTATTGCTTTACGGAATTGTGTTTCTATGTTTGCGGCAATGTTGTTGAAGCCAACTAACTTGAACTGTAAAGCAATCCCACTTGAAACTCCGCTTCCAAACTCTTCGCTAGAAAAGTCAGGCGAATTAGCAATAGTATGAATTGCTGTATTGATTTCATCTAATAACCTATCAACCTTTGTATCGCTTGTAGGTTTAGTAAGGTAGGCCGCAGTAGCATCATCATCAAGAACTAAAACTCTGTTCGCTTTCATTGCAGCTATATCTTCCTCATCTGCATTAACATTAGTCAAAATCAAATAAGCATCAACGAAAGCTTCCCAATCATTCACGCTATCACTTAACATTTTGTTATATGCATCTTGTAAGCCGATAATACATTTAAATATGCTCTCTCCATCATCGGTAAGGTAGAAGATAGAAAAAGGAACCTCATCAAAGTAGTGTAGTTCTATTTCTGCGGAAGGAGTAAGGTTGGTAAAAGAAGAGTCACAAGTGAAGTGAGTAATGGAGGTTGCATCGTATACGTTAACGCTATAGCGCGCCTCCCATTGGTCAGAGTCCCAATTAATTATTGGATAGTAGTAAACTACATATAATAGTTCTTCGTCTAAGTCAGCCGCATAGATTGGTATTACTTGCTCAGGTGATATGTTCTTAAAGCGCTTTTCTTGTCTTTCGTTGATGTAGCAGAGCTGCGGCGCGAAGCCATAAATTAATGCGTTCTTTAACCATTCACTATCACTATTCTGATAATCGTTTGCCTTCAATACGTCAATTAAAGGCCAAATATCTTTATCACTATCAGTTGGCGCATAGGTAATTGGTATTCCGCATATGTAACCTCTGAAGTTCTCGACTATCGTTTTGCAGTAGTTCTTTACAATTTTGTTGTTAGGTTTGGTAGAATCTTCATAGATTCGTTGCATTATTTGCTGTCCTGTGCCATCATAGTAACCTTTGTTAAACATAAGCTCAGGCAGCGTACTTTCTCGATAGTATCTGATTATCTTAGTTAATCTTTTAGTAGTTAATTCATCGTCTCTATCAATGAATATCTTATTCATTAGCTGAAAACCTCCTTAAAGTACATTTGAAGGTAGTGTTCTTAGTTTTGGTTTGGCGCATTGAAGGGAGTAACGCAGAGCATCAATGCAGTGGTTGAATTTGTCTATAGGTTCGTTGATGTACTCTCCTGAAGCGCGGTCTTTCTTCCAACAGTAAGATTCGAGTTCTTCGATGGTGTGCGCGCACTCAGAACTAACAACGATTTTGTATTGTTGAAGCTTTTGAATACCTTGGATTACTGAGTCTTTACCTTTGCGCGCGGGAGTGATACGTCTGATTCCATCGCGCTTTATTTCTTCGATTGATTTCTGTTCTGCGCTATCTGCAATAATTGTTGTTTTTTCCAAACCCATTAGCTTGAGTTGCGCGGAGATTTCATTATTGAGAAGTCCTGTTTCATAGAATTCGTTATAGATATAGAGGGTTTTATTATCCTCATCGAGAAGACTACAGATAATCGTGGTAGGGTCATTGACAAATCCAAAATCAAGGCCAACTAAATGTGTATAGCCTTTGGTTCGTAGGTTGTTTAAGTCTAAATCTCTTATCTCGTAGTTAGTGAAGATTTGTTTGGAAAGGCTTCCCCACTCTCCAAGGCAATAGATGCGGTAGAAGTAAGGATTTGTGGTTTTATAGTCTTCTAACGCATTGATTGTAGTTTGATTGAGAAAGCGATTGTCTTTATAGGTTGAATGGTGGATTAGGCAGTTGGTTTCTTTGCAGCCTCCATCGAAGAAATGTTTGTAAACCCAATTGGCTTTACTTACAGGGTTGCATTGAAGGATAAGTTGATTGCGGAGTGCGCCGCTGCCGCGCATTCTCTGTTTCAGTTGTGAAAAGGTATCAAGAGTTATTTCACTGCATTCTTCTATGATAATGTCTGTTATGTTTGGGATTGACTTTACTTTCTGTTCATCGTCAAGCCCCATGAAGAGCATTAGAGAACCATTGGGAAATTCGATTGATTTAAGGGTTTTGTTAATAGAAACTTCGCCTTTGATTTGAAAGAAGTCAAGTGCGGCAAGTACATCTGCCCAACAACTTCTTTCTAAGTCTACTGCGCTCCTTCTTGTGATAAGATATTTGCGCTTGTCCATGATGCATCTGATAACCGCGCGCTGAAAAGAGAAATAAGATTTGCCGCTTCCTCCACCTCCGAGAAGAAGAAGGATATCATGTGTATTGTCTTGGAGAAGAGGAAGAAAACTTGAATTGAATATGTTTTTATTGATTTTCAGTTTGATTTGCGCCATTGGTTAAGTCTTCCTCAAACTCAATTACTATTGTTTTGGAGTCAACGTTAATGTTCTGTTGGTTGAATCCGCACATTGAGTTAAGCTCTTTTACTGCGGCGATTCTATCAGATTTGCGGTTAGAAGCGGTTGAAGCAATATCGCGCAAGGTTGCAATGTTTTCATCACGTATATGGTTAAAAGCTTCGCGGTTCTCTGCGCGGAATTGTTCGATTAAGTCTTTAACTCTTTGTCTATTGAAGAACTTATGTGCTTGTTGCACTATTGCTACAGGCATATCTATATCATGTTCTCTATAGTATTGGCGATAAGCTTCTGCCTTATTGCCCGCAGTTACATTTACAAAGTTAAAAGCAACTTCCCATTCTTTTTGCGCGAGTGCTTCCTTACTGCGCGAAGCGGTTCTACCTTTTTCTTTGTCGCTCATTTGTTATTCCTCCTTGTGTTGAACTTGGCGCAAGAGCCGAATAAATCCTATGATAAGAAAAACTTGCGCCAAGTTGATTGATTTTTACGAGATAAGGAGAAGAGAGGGAGTTAGTTCCCTCTCTTTATAAGTAGTTTTAGATTTGAGAAGCTTCACGAAAGTTGAGTTGCTTCTATATTTTTATTTTCGTCTATTGGATTTGTGTCTTTTTCTTGCGGCGCGGCGGCTCTAAAGCGCTTCAACATTTGGCTTATAAGTTGAATTGCTATTCCTCCTGTAACCATTACACCTACAAAGAAAAAGAAAAGATTAAAGAAAGTAAGAATGATTGTTATAATACCCATAGTAAAACCTCCTTAATTAAGCTCCAGGTTGAAGGCGCGCGCTTCATCGAAAGAGAAGTGTTGTATTACAATTTCTCTCTCCCATGTGAATCCATTGCTTGCAAGTAGTTCTTGTAATACGTCTGCGGCAAAGCTATTAAACCAATCATGGGTTAATTCGTCTTTTCTATTGAGTCTTATACAGAAAAGATTCTTATATAGTTCGTTGAATTCACTTTTGAGATATGCGCGCAGTTCTTTTCTATTGCCTTTAAAGTAAGGTTGCGGCGCCTCTCCAAAGGTTAGATTCTCTTTAATTTCTCCTTTAAATTGCTCATAGACTACTTCTTTGTTTTCATCGCTTACTTGCGCGGCGGCTTTGTTCGTTAAATCCTTAATAATCATAGTTATTTTTCCTCCTCTACTAATTCTTGTTGGCTCCAATAAGCCTTTAATTCATCTTCAGTAAACTCTCCATCTTCAAGTGCGGCCTTGGAAAACTCTCCAAAACTCATTGGATATCTTGCGCCACTTTCATCTTCTATATAGCGCTTCTCTACCTTAATTGTAAGATGGAGTTTCTTTTGCGGGCTTAGGTAAAAGTCAAATAAATTCTCACTGCGCCCTCTTCTAATAAGGTACTTCTTCTCTTCTAACTTCTTTACAATCTTGCGCGCCGTATCAGCAGTAATTCCGTAAGTATTGCCAAAGTGAGATGGAGAGAAGTCCAAGTCAAAATTATCTGAGTTAGAAGCAAAGTACATATACATCTTAAACTCATTGCCTGTTAACTCGCGCGCCGCAGCTTCAACAACCTTTCTATCGAGTATTATCTTGGTTGCGTCCTTTTCGATTTGCGGCTTATGAATAGTAATTGTCTTTTGATTTGCAAAGTATGCCATAATAAATTCCTCCTTGCGCCTTTGCGCGATTTGTTTTCTTTACTTTGTTCTATATATAAGTGGAATTTATTCCATACTCTCTATAAAAATTTGAGTCAAAATTTCAAAAAAAATCGGAACTTACAGGAGAAGCTTGTACGTGCGGCCTCTCTTCTTCTTGTTCGTAAACTCCTATTTGGGAGCTGCGCGCTAGGCAAGCCTCCCTCCAAAGGAGGCGCGCCAAATAGCGCAAAGCGATATCTTTGCTATTTGCTCCGATATCTTAATATATTACTATATATAGTCTGTTCTATAGGTATAATGAATTTTTTCCATACCTCTAAAAGATAATCTTCTATAGCAAAACGAATTTTGACTTTTTACCATCTCATAGGGTACTTTAATTTTTTCCATAGCAAACAAAGTACATATACCTTCCATTGTCCATTCGCGCAATCTTTGCTTCTTTATGGTTATCATACCAATACTTTTGTAGAAACTCGCCTTCTACGTTTACGGCGGCCGCGCGAACATCTACATCAATTCCATAGTCCATTAAGGTTTTCTTTATATCAAGCGCCTCAGTTGTATCTGCATACGCTTCTACGTTGGAGGCGCGCAAGTGTAAGTAGTATTTCATTTTCTTTTCCTCTTTAAAACAAAAGAGAACGCGACAATTAACTGTACGCGCTCTCTCTGAAGTATATGGATAAAAATTTAGTAAGGAGAAAAATAGGAGTTATTTATTATGGCTTTAACAAATGGGTTCTTCATAGCTATACACTATAAAAAACTCTTTGTTCTTACACTTATAAGTAGTTTTTACTGCGGCTTACTATAAAAATTTGGTTCAAAATTTTAACAAAAAGGAAATTTTTTTGCTCAAATATACGAATTAGTGGTAGAATATACTAAAGTTACTTTTAACGTAGGAAGGAGTTATAACAATGGCTGCTAAAGTAAAATTGGATTACAAGAAACTTACTATTGCTCAAATGATGGATTATATTAAGGAGAACCACAACGATAAGGCAAGTAAGGCTGCCTTCGCCGCGGTTGCTATTAAGGAGCAGAAAGAGCAGAAAACCGTAGATGTACTTGATGAAAATGGAAATCCTGTTACCTATGTAGATAAGAGTGGTAAGGTAAAGGTTAAGAAACAGAGAATAGATAAGGAAGATGGTAAGATGGTTAAGGTTAAGGATACCTTCGCCGCCAAAGCTTACTTCTACAAGACTTACAGAGATGAAATCGAGTTTGAGAATGCTCCTAAAGATAAGGTTGCAGATACTGTAATGGAGGAGCTGCTTACTTGGTAGTATAAATAAGCGCGGCCAAGCTTTAAATAGACTTGGCCGCATTTTTTATTCTTCTTTTAACTCTTCTACTTCTTCTCTTTCCATCTTGAAATACTCAGTATCATTATCGAATCTATCACCCAATTTACTTGCCGCAACTACCATTGCATCTTTAGTTGCATCTCCATATGTATCTAATGTCATTGCTCTACTTGAATGTCCAAACATTCTTGAAAGAGAAGCTATATCCATTCCACTTCTTATACCTACTGCGCCAAGGTTATGCCGCAACATATGAGGAGTAATTCTTTTCCCATAAGCATCTGTAAGGTTATGTCTATCTACAAACTCTCTAAACATTCTTGCGAGTGCGTTAGGTTTTAAAAACTCATCTTCGTACCCACAAACAAACCAATGTGGCTCAGGTTTGATTGCGGCGTGTCGTTGCTTGAGTGCATCCCATAATTGCGGAACCATTGGAAAGGTGCGTATAGATGATTGATTCTTTGGTTGTTTTGTATATCCCGCGGTTACACCCGCAATTACACCAATTGATGTTTCTACAGAAAGCATTCCTGTTTCTAAATTAACATCGCGCCACCTAAGCCCGCAAATCTCACCTCGCCGCAAACCTCCATAGAAAGCAATTAATAACACAGCATACATTTCATCTTCAGGATTATAGTCCAAGTATACGTAAGCTAAGAAATCATCCATTTGCTCATTTGTAAGATGAGTAACCTTTGTCTTTCCTTTCTTTGGTGGTTTAATGCCTCTAAATGGATTATTATTTATATCTCCCGCTTCATAATAATAGTTATAAACCTTTCTTACTGTATAATATCCTGTAGCAATTGCACTCTGTGATAGGCCGCGCGCATTGAGTTTAGTAAGCCAAGCATTTATAGCATCTCTATCTAATGATATAAAAGAAATATCTGCAATATATGGGTCAATTAAAGTTTTACTGTGCGTCTTTTCCATCGTATAAGTTGTTAATTGTATTTCCCCTGTTCTATATTGGTAGTCAAGATAATCTTGAACCATCTCCCCAACTGTTTTATCCTTTTCTATACTAAGGGAATTAGCCGCTGCCGCATTCATTTCATTGAACCAAGCTTCTGCGGCCTTCGTCGCTTCTCTCTTACCATTGACTCCGCGCAACATCTTACTTGTTTCTTTCCACTTACCTGTAATTGGGTCTTTATATTTAAGGCGCGCTTGCCATGGCCTACCTTTTCTCTTTAATTGATGTACATGACAACTATTATACTTCATAGCTAGAACCTCCTTAACCGCATTGTACCGCAAATGTTACGCAAATGCAATAAAAATAGTGGATTTTACATAACGTAGAACCCACTATTTTCAACGTTTTTAACCATCTCTATTTGGTGGCTGTTAGTCTCTGTGATTTCTTCTTAAACGCTCTAGCAGCTTGAATTTAAGCAGTTTTATCTTTTTTGTTCCGCAAAACGTTCCGCAAACTTCAACTAATTTTATATAGGATAATTATAAACTGAGAAAGTGTTACGCACAATATTTTTTTATACAGCCGCAATTGCAATTTCAAAATTAACTGTTATTGGATTAGACGAAGTACCACTACAAGCACTATTTGATACATTTCTTACTCTACATCCACAAGTAACAGTACTACCAACTGCACCATCTCCACTTATAGTAAATTCATTTATAGTAAGTACATTATTATGGTTAGTATTAACTTCTCTTAATCCAACTACTGTTGTATATGGAGAAGGTAAGGTATAAGTTGTTGATATGGTTACCGCGCCTGAGGCTGCGATATTACTTGTATATTTACCAACTACGGTTACAATTTTTATTAACTTATTGTTATTCACTAAATATTGTCCCGTAGAAGGTATATTTACTTTTCCATTCCAATCTACCGTTAACGCATTGGAACGAGCTGAAGCTGAATCTCCAGTTCCGTTGCCGATTATAAAGGCATATGTGCCATAGGCTGTTGTTCCTGATGGATGAGTCGTTGTTATAGCTACATCATTCTTGTTATATGTGCCAATTGCAAGTTGAGCACGTGCATAAGCACGAGTTCCTTCATTAAGAGCTACTGAACCATCCTTATAGGCTATCATTGTGCCACCATAAACATATCCATAAACTAATGAACCATAACCAGAGGCTGTCATTTTACCATCAACAACATATCCATGAATTGATGCACCAGTACGTGAAGCAGTCATCGTACTATTATAAGCATATCCATGAATTGATGCACCAGTACCTGAAGCTATCATTGCACTATTGTTAGTAATATATCCATAAACAGATGAACCATAACTAGAGGCTGTCATTGTACTATTATAAGCATATCCATGAACAGATGAACCACTACCAGAAGCTGTCATTGTGCTACTACCAGAAATAACACCCCCAACTATCGCCCCTTTACCATGAATGCCACCAATATTTCCAATAACTAGATATCCGCCTTTTTCATTAGTAGTATATTTGAATTGAATCTGCTCATTTTCAACAACGTTAGTATTTAAAGTTATAGTTGTACCAGACCAGCTACTAACAGTATATGTAGTCGTTGAACTCGCATCTGGTATCACAGTAGGTGTACTTGTTGGTGTGTTAGACAAAGTAAAAGTTTTTGTGCTACCATCTCCCACAAAAGTATCAGTTATTTGTTTTCCAGCCATGTTACCAACTGTTAACAAGTTAGATTTATCCGATGAACTAGTTCCATCACCTATAATAAAAGTAGCATTAGAGTTACTTTCATTATACCTACCAACTACTATTTGATTAGTTTTTGCTGTAGTTAATCCTACTCCCATCGCCGCACTGCCAGTATAGGTATTAGTATGTCCAGTTCCTAAATTAATATAAGACTTAAATTCAGCTAAAGTAGAACCGCTAGAATTTTTTAAAGTCATTCCAGATGAATCAATTTTATTTAATATAATTTCATTATATCTTAAATTGATAGTGCTACTATCTATATATATATTATAATTATTTCCACTTGTCTTTCCGATAGTAGCTGTAGAACCAAATTGAGCTAATTTGTTTGCCTCTGCGGTTCCTCCACCGTCATATAAGAAAACTCCACTACTATCAACAGTAACATTAGGTGCATTCGATTTTCCAATTCTTACTGTCGCGCCGAAGCTTGAAATAGATGGAGTTTGTGCAGTTGGAACACCATTACTCCAAGTAGTATTAACTACGTCAAAACTTCCATCTGCATTCACTAGCGCGCCAATTGTTTGATTCGTCTTACAAACAAGTACACCACTTGAATATTCTCTTATTAAAGTTTGAACGTTTTGAACTGCGGTAAGCGCACTACTTGCATTAGTTGTTGCTGTCTTTGCATTACTATTCGCATCTGTTAATGCTCTGTCTAATGTTGGCGCGCTCCATACAGGTGAAGTACCACTACTAAGTTTGGTTTGCGCGCAAGTGAAATAAGAATATCCACTTATATAAGTAGGTACTGCGGTTGTCCAAACTCCGCTTGAAGTTGAAGTAGAAGTAACTTCTGAAGTTGGTTTACTTGGCGCGGTTGTATTCGATTTGAGATAGTATAAAATCTTAACTTCTGTTACAGACGCGCCATTGGTTCCATTTGTACCATTGGTTCCGTTGGTTCCATTCTCTCCCATGTACTTGCTCCAAGTAAAAGAAGTATATGCGGGAACCGTACTTGATGTACCTGTATATAGTCCAATGTATTTTGTAGAAGAAGTAGGTGAAACAACCATTCCACTACCATTAGAGTTAGCAGAATATCTTATGTAAGTGTAATAGGAAGTTCCGTTATCTCCCTTATCACCTTTGTCTCCTTTATCGCCCTTCGCGCCTTGTTCTCCTTGTTCACCTTGGATGCCTTGCGGCCCTTGTGGGCCAGTAGCACCAGTATCTCCCTTAGCACCAGTATCTCCTTTAGGCCCTTGCGCGCCAGTATCTCCCTTATCTCCATAAGTACCAATAATTCTTGGAGAAGAAGTGTATGGATTTCCAGATGTATAAGCAATAACTTCATAGTTCCATAAATACTTTTTAGTAGCAGTTGTTGTTTGAACTGTGGTTGTCCATCCTGAAGTAGAAGTAGTTACTCCTGAAGAAGCAGATGTAGCTAAATAGTATTCAGTAATACTTGAAATACCTTTACCTGTGCCGCCATTCTGTCCATATCTACCAATAATAACTGGGTTTGTTGTAGTCAAAGTTGTTCCTTTATTACCAGTAACTACTTCATAGTTCCATAGATATTGCTTGGTGGAATCCATTGTTTGAATAGATGTTGTCCAACCACTTGTACTTCTAGTAACACCACTACTTGCACTTGAAGCTAAATAGTAGTTAGTGATTGAAGCAATACTTTCACCAGTTGCGCCAGTATCACCTTTCTCACCTTGCGGCCCTTGCGCACCTGTATCTCCTTTTGGGCCTTGCTCACCTTGTATTCCTTGTGGCCCTTGTGCGCCAGTTTCACCTTGTATACCTTGAATACCTTGTTCTCCTTGAATACCTTGCTCACCTTTATCTCCCTTATCTCCTTTTGCTCCATCGTTAATAGTAGCAATAGAAGTTCCATCAACCTTAATTGTAGTTGTGGTTCCACTTTTCGATGCAGTAATTGAAGGAGTATCGCCTTTATCTCCCTTGTCTCCCTTCGCGCCTTGTCCACCTTGGATTCCTTGTTCTCCTTTGGCGCCATGAGCAGCAACTGAATAGGAAGTAGAAGTAGTATTATCTGTATAAGTGATAACCGTTTTTGTCCATAAGTATTGTCCTTGCGCGGTAGTAGCAACAGGTGATGTTTGCCATGTTCCACTTGGCGCTTGTGTACCACTTGTTCCAACTTGATATGTTACAGTAGTAGTTTTTACACCTCTTCCATCAGCTCCATCAAATTCTCCATTCTCTGCTTTTGTCTGAACTGCTTCTGCCGCAGCTTGTGCGCTTTGTGCAGCGGCCGCACTATTGGCAGCGTTAGTTTGCGCAGCACTTGCAGCAGAACTTGCGGAATTTGCGGTAGATACAGCAGAACTTGCATTACTCTTTGCAGTTGCCGCATCACTCGCCGCAGTATTCGCAGTATCCTCTGCATTAATTATCCTTGTCAATACATTAGTAGTTCCTATGTTAATCTGTTGTGCTTTAATATTAAGATGCGTTCCATCCCAACTAATACCTTCTCCACTTTCCGCATTTGTGTAGTTGAAAGTACCATTTCTAAGATTAATCCATCCACCACTACCAACGATATTTTCTGTTGTAATCTTCTCCGCGGTTATGGCGCCCGCAACAATTTTATCTGCTGTAACCGTTAAATCTTCAATTACATCACCATCTAATTTAATGTAAGTTGGATTTCCTTGAGAGTTAATCTGAACTAAATATTTGTGTCCATCAACAGTAACAATTAGTCTCTGTACATCCAATGTTCCCGCGGTAATTTTGCTTGCGTTCACTTGGATTGCATCGAGAGTATAAATGGTTCCGCTATGCGCAATTAATCCACTTTGAACCATTAAAGAGTCAATCCAAGCATTTCTGATAGTAGCAGTATTAATATTTGATGCATCAACTTTTGCATAGGCCGCAGCAATTTGATTTGAGGTTAAGTAATTTGCGGTTAAAGTATCTGTATCAACTTTATTTGTTTGTAAGCTCTTAATAATTCCACTATCTGCGGTAAGAGCATTAGTTTCTAAATCATCAATGCGCGCAGTTGCCGCAGTTAAATCCGTTACATTCGCTTTGTTTGTAGATAATGTATTAATGTTACCTTCTGCCGCAGCAAGTCTTCCTTTGATAGAAGTGTTATCTGTTTCAAGTGTTCCAATGCGCGCAGTAGCAGCGTTCAAATCATTTACGTTAGCTTTATTCGTTTCAAGTGCTGTAATCCTACCTGTAGCTGCGTTCAATTCTATTACATCTGCTTTAGAAGTTACTAAACCATCAATGCGCGCCTTCTCAACATTAAGTGCAGTTACATCTGCTTTATTTGTCTCTAAACTATCAATGCGCGCGGTTTGTGCATCTAAGTCACCAATTGAAGCTTTGCCCGCAACAACAGTTCCCAATTCTGCTACATCCGCAGTAATCGTATTAATTTCTTCTTGCTGTCTATCTCCACTACCTACTGTTCCTAAAACCGTAGCTTCTCCATTAATAAGAGCTACCATTACTCTATCGCCTTCTTGTACATTACCGATAGTTGGAAGCACTTCTCTATTGGAGATTATAGGTTCAACTACTTCTTCTTCAGCAACTACTTCTGATTCTGTTAAATCATTCTCTTCTATTGGGTTTATAGTATCTTCTTCATCTGCTTCAACTACATCACCATTTATCACAGTTACAGGTGTTGAATCGCCGCCTTCTCCAATATCTTCATCTTCAGTAGGTATTGATGGGTCTTCACTTGGTTCATCTATTTCATTTGTTTCTTCCAAGCTATTTACTACATCTTCATCATCTATAAAAACTTGTTCTATAATACCTGTTATATCTGACATTAAGCACCTCCTTCCTATTCGTCACTACCTACAGCTTCATCATCTTCGGGAGTCCAATATACAATTTCTCCTTCTTCTTCCTCAGGGTCTTCTAATTCTTCATCTTCATCAATAGCATTAACATCATCATCTGCATCTGTTAAGCTAACAAACTCATAATCATCATCCTCTAAATCATCTGCTGCATATATAGCATCATCTAACTGAACCTCAACTTCGCCTTCGGCGCTACTCGCAAGAGCAACGCCGTATACGATAGTTGTTTGTGGCGCGCCGCTATTTGCAGCAACGCTTTGTTCACTTGTGCCATTAAAGAGGATTGCGCTTAATTCATCTAATCCCGCCATGTTTATACCTTCCTTATTTTTACGTGCATATTAGCGCCAACTTCAAGGCTTAAATCAATATCTGACACAAGGCCATTTACAGTTATTCCATCATATTTCAATTGAATAACTTCACCTATTTCTATTGGTTGATAATATGTATCAAATTCATAGTAAATTGTCTTATGGTTTAAACTTGTTAAATACTG